AGTTGCAGTCGATGCAGCAACAAGCCGGGATGGCGCGGGGTGTTTCACAAGCGTTGTCGCCAGAACAAGCAGGCGTCGTAGGAGCCTCTACAAGCGAGGCAATGCGTGCTAGGCAGTCTTCCTACGGGCTAAACCCTCAAGAGCAGCGTGAGGCGACACAGGCGGCAAGAGAGGCATTTGGCGCAAGGGGTATGCTTGGAAGTAACGCGTCAGTGGCTGGAGAGGTGCTAAACCGCGAGCAATCATTGTTCCGTAAGCGTCAGGAGGCGGCACAGGCAGAGCAACAAGCATTCAACATGGCAGGGCAGTTCTACACGCAGCCTGGGTTCTCAATGCTTGGCAGCCAGCCACTGTCATACCAGACCGGACAGCAGCAACTTGGACTTGGATTGGGCGCGATTGGCGCAGGCACACCGCAGCTATTCTCGCCGGATGCTGCATTGAACCTTGGTGCTGTGCAACGGCAAAACCAACTTAATGCAAGCATGGCGAATGCTCAGGCAAGCGCAGCAAGGTCTGCTGGAATTGCCAACGCAATTGGAAGCATTGGGGGAAGTGTTGCAAAATTGGGATTCCAAATGATTAAATAATATGGCTACATACGGAAGAGGACAAATGCTTGGCGCAGGTATCGACCCGCGCATGTTCGTGCAGGATTATTCTGGCTTTGCAAGGGCTGGCGCAATCCAAGGGCAGGGCATGGCGCAGCTCGGTGCTGATATTGGCGACATCGGAAAACAGTTCGGTGAATTTAAGAAACAACAAGCCGAACAGGAAAAGCAAGTAAAGTCTGCCGAGCTTGTAGCCAAGGCTATTTCAGACAGCTTCCCTTCACTTGCTCCAATGGCACAAGAGGCAATGTTTATCCTTGGTGATAAAAACAACCCGTTAAGCGACAGGCTTGCAGCGGCACAAGCTATTGAAACATCGCTGAAGATTGGTAGCGGACTTCTTGCTGAACAACAAAACGCCCAACTTGCAAGTCAAAAAATGGCTATGCAAATGGAAGAGCAGCAAAGAAGTGCAAATGAAATTGCTGGCATTGAAAACATTTACCGTGGTGATGAAGTTGTTCAAATGGGCAGGACTCGTAGCGGTCAACTTATTCCAATCGGAGAAATGATACAAAATGCACTTCCACAAGACGAAACTCTACAACCACTGTCAGATGATCTTCTTACGGAAGCAGATGAAAACGGAGTTCCATTTGAAATGGGGGTAAGCATGGGTGACGAGCCTGGCGTTTTACCTCCCAAGCCGGGAGCGCAACTTGGTGTTGGTCCTCGTTATCGTGAATCAACACAACAACAACAAGAAATTGTTTTGCTTTCTCCAGCGCAAGTTCAAGATATTATTGCAAAAGGCGGTAAGGTTTCAGGAGATGTTCTGCCAGATGGTGGAGTTTCCAATGCAAAGGTTACTTATCAACAACCATCTGGAATGTCTGTTCGCACAACACCAGAAGGTGGAGTTGAATTTGTTCAAGGACCGGGAGTTGGACAAACCCCCAAAGAACAACGCGTGCAAGAAGCACAAAAACGTATGGGTTTTGAAAACACAAGAGCAATCACCACATCTCTTGCTCAAGCCATTCCAATGATCGAAACTGAATTGAGCAGCAATCCTTTAATTGCAAGGGGACAAGCAACATTGGCAACAGCTTTGCCAGCAACTGAAGTTGGCAGAATTAATACAATGCTTGAAACTGCAAGGGTTGCAACATCAAGAGAAAGTATAAATGCGTTGAGAAACTCATCTTTGACTGGTTCTGCTGGTGGAACAATCACAGAAAGAGAATGGCCCAAATTTGAAAACCGAATGGGCAAAATGGAAATTGGAGTAGATCCAAAAGATTTGGTAAACAATTCCAAGCTTACGGGATTGAACCAATTTGAAGCAGCCCACGGAACACCTGAAGATGTTGTTAAATTGCTTGATAGCGGGAAAATTACTCAAGATGTTTATGACGAATACGTCAAAGAATACTTGCTTACTAGGCAAAATTTACAGATTCCAGTTCAGGGAATTGATGTTCCTGGTGCTGAATGGTCAAAACTAAATCCCAAATTGCTTGAAAAATCAAAAGAAGGCAATCAAGTGCAGTCTCAAGCTAGTCCAGAAGCATCTGGCATAATGCAAAGACTCCAAGAATTAAGAAGTAGACTTTCACAGTAAAATTGACAAACCATTATGCCAAATAGCCTAAAAAAGCTTGATGAGCTTTCTCAAAGCAGGTCTGCTGTTGAAGCAACAATGCGCGATGTTGAAAAACGTGTAAGCGAACTTGTTGCGGCTGGCGACAACCTTGGTGCGGAAAAACTTCTTAATGAATCACAACCACTTATTCAGTTGTTCGATGAGGCAAATGCCAATATCCAAATTGAAACTTCCGCATTAAGATCAAAAGTGGCGGACGGCACAATTTTGACAGACGATCTTGACCAAATTGGCGCGACTCTCCCTACCACTTCTGATCAGATTCAATCAAAGTATCAAAAAGCGGCATCATACATGCTGGGTGGCGAGGTTGACCTTTCATCAGGTTTTGGCGCAAGAGTTAGAAAAAACTTGGCATTTATTCTGCCGGAAAACAAAGCGCAATACCTTGTTGAGAAAGAAGGATTTGCCCCGGAAAATATTGTCACTGAAAAGGTTGGAGGATCACCTGTTACTTTTGTCAAAGACGACCAAGGCAAGTGGACTCCAATTGATGAATTTGGAGTAACTGGCAGGGACTTTGTTGACGCAGTTGGTGAGATTGCTCCTTTAGCCGGTAGTTTGCTTGGTGGTGCATATGCAGGATTCAAAACAAAAAGCCCACTTGCAGTAGCAACAGGAAGTGCAACTGGATACACTGGATTCGCATCATTCCAGGATCAAATTGCAAGAAACGTCCTTGGTGTTGGAGACAACTTTATAAACTCAATTCCAAGACGCGCAACAGAAGCTGCGGTTGGTATCCCAATTGAATACGCCACAATGAAACTTGGTGGCCCAATAATGAGGGGAGTCGCCACGGCAAGAAAAGGCGAAATGACCAAGCGTGCAAAAATGTTTGAAGAAGCAGAAGCAGACCTTGCTGCTGCGGGATATCAAACAAGCCTTGCCAGAATTGCGTCTGGTTCTGTAGAGAGACAAGAAAAGCTATTGAAAGCAGGGCAAAACCTGAACAATTGGAAAATTGGAAGAGATTTGATTGTTGGCGCACAACGTCTTCAGAAAGTAATGAATGACGCAATTGGTCCAAATGAACTTCCCAAAGAACTTTACGAAGATACGATAAAACTGTTCAGAATAGATCGTGACAATCTGGTCAGGCAAGTTGCGATAAGCGATAAAAATCTTGCCAAGCAACTTCGTAGTTCTGTTGATAGAGATGTTTACAGTCTTACTTCTGGAACACAACCATTAAATAGTGTTCAATTTGGTGATTATGTTAATCAGTCAATTGTATCAGCGAAATCAAATGCAGAAGAAGCAAAAAATAGATTTTTTAATCCATTTTACCAAAAAAACAATCCTCTTGTAAATGTTGATCCGCTTGAGTTTGCTGACCATCTAGCAAAGACATTTAATGAAAGAGTTGGGCGGCCACCGGAAGTTAGGAACATTATTGAACAATTAAGGCAAAGGCCAAGGAATCTGAAAGAACTTCAAAGGATTGAGGGCTATTTAGCAAAAAATCCAAATCTTCCAGAAGCAACTGCATACAACCTGCGGAATCGAGCCAATGATCTTCGCAACATATCTGGAAACATAAACGCTTCGCAGCTTGATGATTATTACAGAACAATCAGGCAATTGGCTCCAAGTGGTCCCATTGCCGGAAGCGGTGCAGGCACATTGAAGGAGATCAGCGCATCTGTTTCTCAAGCTGCAAAAGCATTTCGTGATGACGTATATCGTCAAGCAGGAATTTACGACGAATGGCTTGCTGCGACAAATTCCTATGACAACTTCATGTTATATACCGCAAACACAAATACGCTTCCATCAATTCTCGAGACAATTGGTGGGACTCAAAAAAGAAAGATGAGCGGACAAGAAATATCCAGTTTGGTATTCAAGTATCCAGAAAACTTAAATGAGGTATTGACTGCCGTTAGTAAAAATGACCCTACAAACTTTGGTCAATTTACAATGCGACTGCAACAAGAATACCTCAAAAAAATTGGACTTAACGGAAGTAAGATAGGTGGTCTGAACAAATTTGAGTTTGACGATGAAATTGTTCAAACCCTTTTTGGAGGTGGTAATGAGCTTCGTGGGGAAATGATGATTACCAAACTTCGTGGATTGCAAGATTTGATAAAAACAAGAAATCTTGATCCATCAAAAATTACCTACGATGACATCCGTGGACTTGAAGGCACATTAAGCGAATCTTCGGTTAAGGAAATGCAAGACACAATTGCATCTAGAATAGCAAAACAAGACGAGCTTGATAAACAAGTGTCAAGCATACTGCTGAAAGATGCGATGAATGGTCACGTTGAGTCATTAAGCCAAGGTGTGTTTCCCAAAGCAATTTTTGAGGCAGACCCAGGTATTGTAAGAAAAGTATTAAGCAAATTCGGCCCGAAAGACCAAGGCAACCTCCGTAAGGATTACGCGGAATACATTTTCTCATTGTATCGAGGTGAACCTGATGCAACCATTGGAAGATACATGCTCTGGAATGGACAAAAGCTTCTTGATGACATTCGTTTGAAACCAAGAATCAGGCAAAACATGGAAGCTATTCTTGGAGAAGATCAAACCAAAACCATTCTTGCCGCCTCAAGAATGATGGAAGCAGTCAGAACAAAACCATTTAGGGATAGCGTTGAAATAACCGGTGTTGTTACAAAAGACCCCAAAAAAGGAATTGCAGCAAGATTGTTTGCTCCAGTGCAATCTGTGCTTTCATCTATTGGTGACCGAACCGCAGCAGCAATGTATCGTTCTGGTGACCTTATGCCGTTTTTGCGGAAAATTGGACAAAAAGAACTTACTCCAGAACAATATGATGCCGAAATGGGCAAAGCAGTAATGTTGCTTATGACAAGCAATGGCATGCAAGCATATCTTGAAACGGGTAAATACGACCCAGAATGGTCATATCGACTTGGCAGAAGCGTTGGTGCGCTTGGGAAAGAATCCTTAAAATTCAAAGAAAAATATGGTTTTGAAAACAAACCGGAATTAACAAAATGAAAACCAAAAGCAAAAAGCAAGTAGGCTATCTGTTGAGCAAGGGCAGCCCACTCTCCAAGGACCAACAGTCCAAGCTGAAACGTGAGTTGCATTCTGGCGCGGTGAAGGTGAAAAAAACCAAGCGAAAATAATGCTTGCGTTCCTACGAGAATAAGATAGAAATCACCCATGAGTGACGAGATAACGCCCTTGCCGGAAATCGACAATGCCGCTGCAATGCGGGAGTTTTTCGAGGAAATCCGCGAACGGGCAAAGCTCCTTCCACGGGCGTGCGTAGAGAATAACCAACCCCACGTTGCCGCTAAAGCCCTCTGGTTGCTCGCACAGGGTGCTCCAGTAAAGCAGATTTCCCGCATCACAGGGCTGGGGCATGAGACCATTAGGCGGCTATCCTGGCAGCATGAGGACACGCTAGAAACCAAGCGTAAGGAGTTTTCCGCACGATACGCAATGGTGGCGGCAGAATACACTGATTTGCTTTTTGAGAAGGCAGAGCAACTGGCGAATGATCCAGAGGAACTCAAGAAGATTTCCCCTGACAGGCTTGCGTTGACCGTGGGCATTCTGTCTGACCACAGTGCCAAGCTATCCGGTATGGCAGGCGTGGTGATCGAGCATCGCAAGGGGCCGTCTATCGACGATGCCGCTAAGGCTATTGAGGAAGCTAGGATGCGTATGGCAAACAAGGTGCGTGAGAGTGCCATCGAAGCAGAAATTGTGGAATGAAACTATGAATACAAAAACAATAGATGAAAGAATTGATAGCCTTCTTGCTTCAATAGATGGAGACAAAGAATCAATGCTTTATAGGCATGATAGTGACTACATTGAATATAAATGGGCGTTTCATGTCGGGAATCCATCTAATTGTGTTTGCTTGGGCGAGGTGGATGGTATTTTGGTGTTTAAGGGTAACTCGATTGAGAATGTTATTGATCAAGCTGAAGCACATTTCTTGAACGGGCATGCCAATGATTAAAGAACCAGAATCAAAATACGTTGACTATTTAACCAACTGTGGAGACTTGGTTCACCACTACACAGTCACGCATAATAACGTCGAATACCAATGCATGACATTGTGTTACGCTTCGTATTTGGCAGAAAAGTTTAACGCTAAAGTATGGAATATACACATAAAAAAACATATCCGCCCGTTTATCGGTTTGTGCAGTCATTGCGAAAAGCGTCAAGAGATACATTTTGTTGACGGTAGAAGAGGCTCGTTTCCGGCAGAGGATGACACATTTTCATGCGGCAAGTGCGGCAGCGTGTATAACATAAAAGACATCCTGATGGATACTGGCGCATACAAAAAAGACGAATGAACTGGCGTAAGCATCCAATCTTGACTCCTCCTACTGACGAGGAGATTGTGTCAATGCAGCCTGATGAGCTTGCAAAGCTGCATCGTATCTACCATGAGGCAATCCAGAACGCGGAGAATGACCCTTTTCGATACGGGTTTAGGCTTCCGCATTGGGAGAAAGCGGAAGTTCAGATGTCAGAAGTCTCTGAGATTCTAGCATTAGGAGGCAACAGGTCGGGCAAAACTGCATTCGGTGCGTTCTGTGTTGTGCGTGCTGCCGTGGAAAATCCCATGTCGGAAATCATGTGCTTTGCTCAAACAAGCGAAGTAAGCGTGCGTCAGCAACAACGTGCCGTGTGGGAGTGGTTGCCTGCGGAGATGCGTAAGAAGCAAACATCGGCAGGAGCGTATGTGTCCTACACGCGAAAGAACGGGTTTACCGATAGTTCGCTCATCCTGCCCAATGGTTCGCAAATCATCTTCAAGACGTATTCTCAATACCAAAACAACCCGACAATCCTAGAAGGCGCGGAACTTGGATGCAAAGAACCCAAGTGGCACAACGTCGGCGTCTGGTTGGACGAATACCTTCTAGGTGCGGAGCTTATCGGCACACTACGTTTCCGCCTTGCTACGCGCAATGCCAAGATGTTGGTGACGTTTACACCTATCGACGGCTACACCGAGGTAATCAAGGAGTATCTGGATGGCGCGACGAACATCGAGACACGCGAGGCAGAGTTGCTCAACGGGGAGCTTGTGCCATACGTCCAAAGAAGCAAGAAGCGCAACGCCAGCGTCCATTACTTCCACTCCAAGGACAACCCGTTTGGTGGCTACGAGCGTATTGCAGAAGACCTACGGAATCGCCCAAGGGAAGAAATTTTGATCCGTGCCTATGGCGTGCCAGTAAAGTCACACGCTACGAAATTCCCGAAATTCAACAAGGCGGTGAACGTGATACCGAGCGGGATGATTCCACAGACAGGAGTGACTAGATACCACATAATAGACCCTGCCGGGAACAAAAACTGGTTCATGGCGTGGATTGCCGTGGATGCTACAGGGACGTTCTACGTTTATCGTGAGTGGCCTGACGTATGCATTGGCGATTGGGCAGAGTGGCGTGGTGGCAAGTGGTCTCCTGGAGCCGGGGCGAAGGGCATGGGATTCGGCATCCGCGACTACGTTGACACTATCCGTGAGCTTGAAGGCGAGGAAAAAATCTTTGAGCGATTGATTGACCCGCGATTGGGTGCTGCAAAGTATCAGGCGGCAGACGGTGCATCCAGCATCATCGAGGACTTGAACGACTACGAAATCGTGTGTATTCCCGCACCGGGGATGGAGATTGACGATGGGTTGCAGGCTTTAATCAGCAAAATGGCGTATGACACAACCAAGCCGTTGGATTCCGTCAACCGCCCTCACTTTTACATTGCAGAAGACTGCGAAA